GGTAGACATTTAATGGAAAGAGATAGACATAGACAATTACATGAGTTTCATAATAAAACTTTAAAACAAAAAAAACAAATGGAACTATCAAGAAATTTAAAAAAAGAAGTAGTTTCTGGTGCTAATGGCACACAAAAATATGTAATTAAAGAAGGAATTAACAAAGGTAAAATAGCCAGTAAAGGACAATAATGTTTGGAACACCGTTTTACAATGAAGGATTAAGAAAGATTATTATTGCTTTCGGACAACTATTTAATAATATAGTTATTGAAAGTACTAATAAGGATACTGGTGCTGTACTAAAAAGAATAAAAGTTCCTTTAGCATATGCTCCTAAAGAAAAGTTTTTAGTCCGTTTAGATGAACAAAAAGATTTAGATGATAGATCAATGGCATTAACTTTACCTAGAATAGGTTTTGAAATATCAGGATTATCATATGACCCTAGTAGAAAATTAACAAGGGTTCAAAAATATAGAACGGAAAAAACACCATTGACAAGAGATCAATCTGTTGCTAAAATGGACAGAGTATATATGGAAGATGATAGTGGTCATATTCAGTTTGAAAAAGCAAATGTTACAACAGGATATGCTGAATATCCATTATTAGAAACATCGCCAACAGATTTTGAAGATTCAAAAAAACAAAGTTTTAATTATACACCTGTACCATATAACATAAGTTTAAATGTTTATGCTTTTACAGCAACTGCTGAAAATGGTTTACAAATTGTAGAACAAATATTACCTTTCTTTCAACCAGATTATACAGTAACAGTAAATGTTATGCCTGATATGAATATAAAAAGAGACGTACCTATTATTCTAAACAGTGTAAACTATGAAGACAGCTATGATGGTGCATTTACAAATAGAAGAGCAGTAATATACTCAATGAATTTCACTGCTAAAACATATCTATTTGGGCCTACAACTAATCAAGGTGTTATTAAAAAAGTACAATCAGATTTATATGCTGATACTGTAAACAATCCACCAAGAGAAGAAAGAATTACAGTTGTACCAAATCCTATATCAGCTGATGTAAATGATGATTTTGGATTTACAACAACAATAGAAAATTTTACTGACGGTAAAAAATACAACGTGAAGACAGGAAGTGATGAATAGTTATGGCAAAATTAGAAGACAAGGTAAATGAAATTTTAGGTATTGAAAGTACACCTGAAGCTACACAACCAAAAGAATTTCAACCACCTGTGGAAAGACCAAAAGGTGATGTTGAAATAAAAACAGAAAAAGATATCAATCAAGATTACGCTTATAGTAGAGATAGTTATTATAATCTAATAGATAAAGGTCAAGAAGCCATTGATGGAATATTAGAGATAGCAAAAGAAGGCCAACACCCTAGAGCATATGAGGTTGCAGGTCAATTGTTAGGACAAGTTGCAACTACAGTTGATAAGTTACAAGACTTACAAAAAAAATTAAAAGATTTAAAAGAAGTACCAAAGTCTGCTAGTACAAATGTAAAAAATGCTCTTTTTGTTGGATCAACTGCCGAGTTACAGAAAATGTTAAATAGGAAAGATGATGATACAATTGAAAAAAATATTACTCCCAAAAAGGAGTAGAAAATGAGTGAAGCAT